GAAAACGAGGAAACAACATGATCGACCTTCTGGAATACCTGACAGGACTGGCCCCAACCGGCGAGACGGCGCTCATCGTGCGCCAGAAGCCCGTCATGCGTGACGGCGAGCAGGTGACGCACCGCGACGGCACGCCCAAGTTCACATGGCCCGCGTTTTTGCCCAGCCACAAGCGCAAGGATGGCGAAAGCTGGTTCATCAACACGGGCTGCTTCATTGCGGAGCGTTTCACTGACGGCAAGCCGTCTGCCTCCGCAGCCAACTGCGAATATGTCCTCTTCATGATGCTGGACGACATCGGCACCAAGTCCAAGGAGCCGCCGGTTCCGCCGACGTGGGTCGTCGAGACGTCGCCCGGGAACTTCCAGTGGGGCTACGCCTTCAGCGAACAGCCAACCAAGGGCGAGTTCGTCGCCGCCATCACCGCCATTGCAGAGGCAGGCTATACCGATCCCGGCGCCACTAATGCCGTGCGCAACTGCCGCCTGCCAGGCTCGCCTAACCTAAAGCCCGGCAAGGACGGCTTCCTTGCCCGTCTGGTCGAGTTCCATCCGGGGCGCGAGTATACGCTAGCCGACATCTGCGCCCGCCTAGGCGTGACGCCCGGCCCCGCCGAGAACGCCAGCATCCAAGGGATCAAGCTCCGCGACACCGGCACAGACAGCGTGCTGCGCTGGCTGTCCGATCAAGGGCTGGTGCTCTCGCAGGTCAACGCTGAAGGCTGGTGCGGCGTCGTCTGCCCGAACCATGCCGAGCATACGGACGGCCAGATCGAGGCGAGATACTCCCCGATCAACCGCGCGTTCTGCTGTTATCATGCGCATTGCGACCACCTCGACAGCAATGCGTTCCTTGCATGGGTTAGCGAACAAAACGGGCCGTCAGCGCAACCGGGCTTCCGTGAGGAGCTAGTCGCTGAGCGCATGGCTAAGGTGGCGGAAGCGATCCAGCCAACGCGGGAGTTCCCCGACGTGGCGGCCGAGGTCGTGGCCGAGGTGGACCGCAAGGAACTGGGCCGTTTGACAAAGCGCGAGTGGTTCACCCGGTTCGCCTATGTCGTCGAAGATGGAACCTACTTCGACATGATCGACCGTTGCGAGATGACGCGGTCCGCCTTCAACGCGGTGTTCCGCCACGTCGATTGCAAGTCGATCCACACGAACCGCCAGATCGAGCCGTCCGTCTGCTTCGATGAGAACCGCCAAGCGGCGGGCGGGCGCGTACTGCGCGGCGTCACCTATGCCGCGGGCGAGAGCGTGCTGGTGGCGCGGGACGGCGACGTCTACGGCAACCGCTGGGTTGACGCCCGGCCTGACCTGTCCGGTGTCGCCAGCGGCGCGGATGTCACGCCGTGGCTCGACCATGCCAAACTGCTGATCCCTGATGATGTCGAGCGTGAGCACGTCCTCGACGTAATGGCGTACAAGCTCCAGCACCCGGAGGTGAAGATCAACCACGCGATCCTGCACGGCGGCGATGAGGGCTGTGGCAAGGATACGCTGTGGTATCCGTTCATCTGGAGCGTCTGCGGGCCGGGGTTGCGCAATCGCGGGCTGGTGGACGCTGACGGCATTAACAGCCGTTGGGGCTACGCCTTGGAGAGCGAAATCCTGATCCTGAACGAGTTGAAGGAACCAGAGGCGAAGGAACGCCGCGCGCTGTCCAACAAGCTGAAGCCCATTATTGCGGCCCCGCCCGATACGCTGACCATCGAGCGCAAGGGCCTGCACCCGTATGACATGGTCAACCGCCTGTTCGTCCTTGCCTTTACCAACGATCCGGTGCCGCTGTCGCTGCCGTCTCAAGATCGGCGCTGGTTCTGCATCTGGTCGCACGCGCCCAAGATGGCCAAGGCTGACGCCGCGGCGCTGTGGAAGTGGTACAAGGGCGGCGGCTTGCAGGCGGTCGGGCGCTGGCTGGCGGATCGTGACGTGTCAGCGTTCAACCCGAAGGCCATGCCGCCTTGGACGGACTACCGCACGCGCCTGATCGAGACGGGCCGCAGCATGGCAGAGAGCTACGTCATCGAGCAGGTGCTCCAGCCGTCGCGTGAGTTCGCGGCCGGTGTCATCGCGTCGCCCTTCCACAAGCTGTGTAGCGCGCTACAGCAGGGCGCACCTGGTGGCGTGAAGATACCGCAGGCGGCGCTGCTGCATGGGCTGAAGGAAGCCGGATGGATCGACCTTGGCGCGGTCAAATCTGCCGAGTTCCAGACCAAGAAAAACCTGTGGGCGCGGCCTGATATGGTCAAGTCCTACAACAAAAGCGACCTGCGGCGCATGGTCGAGCACGCCGCAGGTCCGGGGTTGACGATCGTCAAGTCCTAAAGGTCAAGCCATGCGGCCACGATGGCGGCGGCGAGCGTAGCGGCAAGGATCACCACTTGCCGCGCGTTTTCCGCCGCCAGTCACGCAGGACGGCCACAAGCTCGACGCCGCACAGGGCGACCAGCACCCAGCCGCCGAGCGACCCTCCGAAAAAGAAGGCGTACAAGAGCCAATTAATGGTATTTTCAGACATCGGGGCGGTCCCCCGTCACGATCTGATCTAGGGCCGTGTCGCGGGCCTTCACTTCAGCCGCGAAGGCATCCGCGAGGGCGTCGATCTCCTCTTCCATGCGGCGCTTGATCTCAGCTAGGCGGTCCTTGAACGTCTCGCCCAACACCTTGTTGTGCGCGCGTTCGGTTTCAATGTCGGAAATCATCTTTTGCAGGCTCATGTTTCTACACTCCGGTTATGGTTGTGGTTGCGATAGGTCAGGCCCATGGGGCGCGTAGCGGTCAGCGTCGGCGCATGTGCGGGCGGTTCGTAGAAGTCCAGTTCAGGCTCGTCACGCGGTGGCCAGATCAGGAAGCGGGCGGCGGACAGGCCGACCGCAAGGCCAACGAAAACACCAATAAAAAACGTCATCTGCATGTTAGGGTATCCTCCACAAGTGCGATTTCTGCCGCGTGTTGACCTTGCGCCACGGCGGCATTGAAGCGGCGCAGGGAATTGATGACGGTTGAGTGGTCCGAACGGTCCAGCCAGGTGGCGATCTTGCACAGGCCAATGTCCGGGCGACGGCGGCGTAGCTCCCACGTCGCGTGATGACGTGCCAGCGCCACGGGGCGGGAGCGGTCCCTGCCGCGTAGGACCGGCACGGGCACGCCATGGGCGTTGGCGACAGCCTCGATGACAGCCTCGGCCTCGGGGAAGGCCGCCAGCGGGCGCTCGTCGTTCGTGTGGATCTTGGCGCGCAGTTCTACGGTTAGCAGGCTGGCGACGCGGAACACGGTCAGCGGGCCGCCCGCAAGGGCGACAAGCTCGTCGAGATAGCGGCGCAAGCGGTGCTCGATTTCTGTTGCGGTCAACGGCGGCTCAATGTATGTCACTCTGGTTTCCTTCCTGAACTTACAGGCTCCCGCTCGGGAGCCTTTTCTTTGATAAGCCCGCGGCGCTCTGCTTCCTTATAGGCCGCGTCACCTAGCACCACGATGCGCAGCAGTTCGGCGTCCGATACATCGCTCAGGTCATGCGGTGCCATTGTCGCCACCATTCGCCAATGCAACTATTTTATTGGCCAGTTCCATTGCTTCCGGTAGCCGTCGCTCGTATTCCTCGGCCCAGTCATGGCCTTTGTAACCGGCCATTTGAACTATCACGTTAACGACTAAACGGCCGCGCGCGTTTCTGATGTGAACATGACGCCCGCCTTCATGCTCAATGTACCAAGGCAAAAAGCGCGTCATGTGAAGGACCTTTCTAGCTGCCGTCTCAGGTCGAATATTTCGATTTCCAGGTCTGCAATGCGCGTTTCGGCGCGTTCCAGTTCCTCCCGTAAAAGTTCTGTGCGGTCAAAATACCCTGCTTCTGTTTCAAGCTGGTGCGCGAGGGCTTCCGTCAGCGAGACGGACAGAACGCCCAGCTTGGCGCATTCGAGCGCGTATTTCGTCAGTTCCTGCGGCGTCATGCTCATGAGGTCGGTGTAATCTCTAAGTGTCATGGTCCAAGTCCTTCTCGTTCAGGATTAGCGCCAAATCGCGCAACAACGCGGGCATGTCAGTGGGCGGCCAAGATACCTCGCCCGTGTCGGGGTTGCGGCGGATGTGGTGCGCGGTGGCCATGCGCTCGGGATCAGGCAGCATGGCCCCGTTGCGGTACAGGGGCGGCCTAGTCATTGTGGGCCAGCGCGTACCAGTCAATGCGCTCATCGTCGGCCAGCGCCTCGCATACGCGCGCGTCGATCCACTCACGGTCTAGGTCTTTGTATAGGACGTGAAACAACGGCTCATGCCGGTTGATCTTGGTATAGATGCGGGCCTTGTTCTCGCCAGGCTTAGGGCCGTCGAAATGAAACTCGGTCACATCCCAGTCAACCGGGCCTTTCCGGCCGTCTGGCAGGTCATAGTCAATCTTCAACTCACAATCGGCCTCAAACAAGCAAACGCCGTCTTTCCAGGCTTGGACAGTGTACGGTATATACAGGTAATCCATTGGACTAGCTCCTACGGTCACGGGGTTATGATGAAAAAGACGTAGAGGAAGGCATAGGCCACGGCCAGCAGCGCAAGCGCGCCGATAGCGTCAAGGGCAAGGGCGAGATAGTGGCGCGGCATATGTCAACCCTCCATCACGAAAACGCAACCATTCTCGACGTGCGCCTGATGTAGTTTGGAGAAAGGCCAATCCAGTTTGTCGCACAAGGCGATTGCCGCGCTAGCGTGTGCGTCGGACAGGTTTAATTCGTGCGGGTAAGGTATTGTGACGGACAGCTTGCCGCCGGACTTTGCCCAAGCCTTGATGCGGCCGCCGCGCGTATTTGTGGGGCCAAGGTACTTTGTGAAGATGGCGCAACGGTTGCTATCTGCAACGCAATTGATGGTGCAGGGGATAAAGTCGGTCATTGTCGTTCCCTTTCGTTTAGTGTGTTGAATTGTGGAGAGTGTACAGGCGGCATGTGCCACCTGTCAAGAGTTAGTTGTCAAGCTGCACGGTCTGCCAACATGACGCCGTAGCGCGTGACGCCGTCGCGGTTCTTGTAGGGTTCAATGCGCGGCAGTTCACCAGGTGACACTTCGTCGTCAGCAAACATGCGGTCCAGCGCGTCGAGCGCAGCTTCGCGGTTTTTATAGCCGTATGCGTACCAGTAGAAGAGATTGGCGCCGTAGCGTTGATTGCCGTTCATGTCGTTTCCTTTCCTGTTAGTGCTCAATGCGCGGGTTGCGGCCTAGCCAGTTGAGGCGGTCTAGTTCTTCGTCGCGCTCCTTGACGTTGGCGAACGCGATGGTGGCGCGGCCATATGCGGAAGTCTCCTCCGGTGTCGTGCGGTCATAGCTGACGAAGAGTCCGGCGGTGCGGCGCTTGGCAATTTGCTTGGCTATCAGGTCCATGTCGTTCTCCCTTGTTGATATGTGCATAATCTCATGGGGTGCTTGCTATGTCAACAAGAAATTTGTGTTTCAGGCAAAAAGACTGTTTTGGGGTGGTTGTGGGGTGGCGTTGGGGTGACGACATGGGCATTGGCGGAGAGCGGCAAAAGCTATATTCTATCGGCTTATGGGTAATATGGGTTATTAGTTCTTATGAAGAGAGAATTAATTGTATATTAGTAAATGCTAATGTATACGGTAGGGGAAATCTAACGATTGTAGAGGAAAGCCTCTTCTGAGGACGATTGCCCATATTGCCCATTTGACCCATCGCCCCGCCCCCCGCGTCGATGGCCCTTGCACTATGTAGCGTTTTGCGTTAAGCGTTATTCGTTACGTTTTGGAGGTTCATCATGCAGAAACTGCCCATATTGCCCATCGCCCAGGTTGACAGTTCAACGGCCATCCGCGCTTGGGCCGTCGATGCCATCACGCAAAAGCGAATCACGCGACGCCAGTTCACGGCCATCACGTTGCTTGCCGAGCGTCATCTGCCTTGCTCCGTCGAATTGCGCCAGCGTTCCCCGAAGAGCGTTCTTTATCTCTGGATCGACGGCACGCTCGAGTATCGTATCGGCCAGCGTGCCGAGCTATACGGAGGCCATCCTCGATCCATCACGCTCTAACCATATGGCCACGAGCACCTTTCCCGCCATGCCTGCCTGCTAGGAATATGTTCCGGTAACAGGAACGGTTACAGTTTCTCGCTGTTGCGTTGCTGCATTGCAAAAAATGTTGCGGGCGCGAAGGGAGGGGGCAGGGGACCCGCAACTTTCGCTGTTGCTGTGGCCAAGGGTCGCAAAAACTTTTTAGAAATTTCAAAACACTTGACGGTTCACCCCTACTCCCCTATATGTTAGGTATGACACTGATCACTCAAACTGAACTTAAAAAGCGTCTGGCCATAGACCCTGCAACAGGTATTTGCCGCGATTTGTCTGGGCGCCAGCTAGGTACGCTAACTCAACGTGGCTATTTGCGTGCAACCGTCAACGGACGCGAATACCGATTGCATCGATTGGTGTGGCTATGGGTGCACGGCGAACACCCGCCTGAAGGCATGACAATCGACCATATTAACGGCATCAAAACCGACAACCGCATAGACAATTTGCGCCTAGCAACAGCAGCACAAAACACCGCATACTACCAAAACGCTGTGCGTAAAAACCCGTCTATGCGTAACATTTATAGGGACGGGCGCGGCTACCGCGTCGAAATGCTGTTTAACGGCAAACGTATCCGCCGCCGTGCGTACACACTTGATCGCGCCATCGAGGTGCGAGACGCGCTGTTCGAGCTGTATCCGCCCATTGAATTGCGCTGACAAACATTGTACGATGGTCGCATGACATTCCAGTCTCTCCCCTACGAACCGCGTCCGCTGACCGCCACAGAGGCGCGGCTGGAGGCCATCTACAACGCGGCGCGGATGGGCCTCAAAGGCGACACGCTGGCCCTTGCTGCCGGGATGACGCCGACCGAGTACCGCAGGCTTTGCCAGATGGACCCGGTCGCGGAGTATGCCGAGCAGAAGGGGCGCGCGGACGGCGAGCTTGCCATGGCGACCGTGCTGAACGACGCGGCGGCGCAAGGGGACGCCAAGGCCGCGCTTGAGGTCCTGCGCTACGCCCACGGCTGGGCGGCCAAGCAGGCCATCGAGGTGACGGTCGATCAGAAGATCAGCATCACGGCCGCGTTGGAGCAGGCGCAGCAGCGCGTGATCGACCTGGTGGCGACCGAACTGGCAGAGGAGCAGCCGCGTGCAGCAACCCCAGTACTCCGCTGAGGACGAGCAGACGCTCATGGCGACCCTGTGGTCGCCCAGCCTCAAGGATGACCCGCTCAAGTTTGTTCTCTACCTGTTCCCTTGGGGGCAGCCCGGCACGCCGTTGGAGCACTTCTCTGGGCCGCGCAAGTGGCAGCGCGAGGTGCTGACGGACCTGCGCGACCACATCAAGCAGAACAACGGCAAGATCGACTTCGACGTGTTCAGGATGGCGGTCAGTTCGGGCCGCGGTATCGGCAAGTCGGCACTGGTCAGTTGGCTGGTGCTGTGGATGCTGACGACGCGGATCGGCAGCACGACCATCGTGTCGGCCAACAGCGAGACGCAGCTTCGGTCCATCACCTGGGCCGAGATCACCAAGTGGCTGGCCCTCTCACTCAACAGCCACTGGTTTGAGGTTTCGGCCACCCGCGTCATGCCCGCCAAGTGGATTGCGGAACTGGTCGAGCGCGACCTCAAGAAGGGTACGCGCTACTGGGGCGTCGAGGGGCGGCTGTGGTCTGAGGAGAACCCGGACGCCTACGCGGGCGTTCACAACTTCGACGGCGTCATGCTGATCTTCGACGAAGCTAGCGGTATCTCCGACAGCATCTGGCAGGTCGCCGCTGGCTTCTTCACCGAGAACACGCCGCACCGCTTCTGGATGGCGTTCTCCAACCCCCGCCGCAATCAGGGCTATTTCTACGAGGCGTTCCACGCCAAGCGGGACTTCTGGCGCAACAAGACCGTCGATGCCCGGTCGGTCGAAGGTACGGACAAGGCAGTCTATGAGCAAATCATCCACGAATACGGGCCTGACAGCGTTCAGGCTCACGTCGAAGTCTACGGTGAGTTTCCCAGTGCTGGAGATGACCAGTTCATCCCCGTTCATCTCGTCGATGACGCCATGGACCGCCCCCGCTACAAGGACACCTCAGCCCCCATCGTACTGGGCGTCGATCCAGCGCGTTTCGGTGCCGACGCGACGGTCATCGCGGTAAGGCAGGGACGCGACCTGGTCGCCATCAAGCGGTACAGGGGCGACGACACCATGGAGGTGGTCGGGCGCGTCATCGAGGCCATTGAGGAGTACAAGCCTGCACTCGTCGTCATTGACGAGGGCGGACTGGGGGCGGGCGTCGTGGACCGCCTTAAGGAGCAGCGGTACAAGGTCAGGGGAGTGAACTTTGGGTCGAGGTCATCCAAGCCGGTCATGTATGGCAACAAGCGCGCCGAGATGTGGGGGTCGATGCGGGAATGGCTGAAAAGCGCGTCGATCAGCCCGGACCGGACGCTGAAGAGCGACCTGATCTCGCCCATGATGAAGCCGGACAGCAAGGGGACGATCTTCCTAGAAGGCAAGAAAGAGATGAAAGCCCGTGGTCTCGCAAGCCCAGACGCCGCGGACGCGATAGCCGTTACGTTCGCGTTCCCTGTCGGCTCACGAACCGAGCGCGTTGACAAGTCGCCGCGCAGGGCCTATGGTCAGTCCAGTGTTGCAACCTCTTGGCTAGGGTCATAATGGCGCGCAAAGGCGTATCGCTGTCAGTGGGACGGGGCGAAAAGCTACCCATCTCCAAAGGCGCTGGCCTGACAGCCAAGGGCCGGGCCAAGTACAACGCCGCCACGGGCAGCAAGCTGAAGCCCCCGGCGCCGAACCCTAGAACTAAAGAAGACGCTGGACGGAAAGCTAGTTTCTGTGCTAGAATGGCTCCTATCGCAAAAAAAGCGGGAGAAGGAAGCCGTGCAAAAGCATCTATGCGTCGATGGAAGTGTTGAGGTAACCGAGATGTGGCTTGATGTCAGAGGCTATGAAGGCCGCTACCAAGTCAGCAACTTGGGCCGTGTAAAATCTTTGGCTCGCACCCGCCGCGGTAAAAATGGCGGTGTCGTTCCAATGCCTGAAATTCTTATGCGTTTGACACCTAAAAAGGACAACGGGCGCACAAAACCGTATGTTGAAGTGCGTTTTCGCAATGGTGGTTTACGCACTGAGCGTTGCAAAGCGTTTTTAGTTCATCGGTTGGTGGCTGACGCCTTTATCAAGCCTCTTGAACCGGGCGAACAGGTCGATCACATCAACGGGTTGCATAACGACAACCGTGCTGTTAACTTGCGCGTTATGAAATCGGTTGAACACGCACGTATTCATCCGTGTGTTGTAAACCCTAACGAAAAAGACCCGGTAACTGGTCGTTGGATACGCAAGAATGCCTAGTAAACCCGGACTTTACAGCAATATTCACGCAAAACGCGCCCGGATCGCCGCCGGATCAGGCGAAAAGATGCGCAAACCAGGCACGAAGGGCGCACCGACCGCCGCTGCCTTCCGTAAGTCGGCCAAAACACGGAAAAAGTGATATGCCGCTCGTCAAATCAGCCACAAAATCCGCATTTCGCAAGAATATCGCCGCGGAAATTAGGAGCGGACGCCCCCAGAAGCAGGCGGCGGCCATTGCACACGCCGTCCAGCGCGCTGCCAAGGGCAAGCCGAAGGCTGGCGGAGACATGAAATACACGCAACCGATGCCTGCGCCCAAGCCGAAGACCGGCGGCATGAAGCGCACCATGCCCATGCCCATGCCCGCGCCCAAGCCGAAGATGGGCCGTGCCAACATGATGGGCCGCACAATGATGAAGAAAGGGTTCTAAGATGGCTGATAAGAAAAGCGTTACGCGCAGCGGCAAAGACACTCGTTATTCTGAGCAGCGCGTAAAATATGAACGTTTGCGGGAACCAGGCGTTAATTGGGCGCGCCCGGGCTACTTTGCTGGCGATCCCACTTCGCGGCGCGGTTATGCACCTGCTAACATGTCGGGCGTCGGCGCCAAAAAGATGCCTTCCCCCACGGGCGAAGAAACAATTGACATTCGCGGCTATCTTGGCGACGAGCGCACCGGCATCCGCAAGACCGTGCCGGGCGCGCGTAAGCCCGCAGCACCCAAGCAGCAGGTCGTCAGCAACGTGACCCGCGAGCGCCCGTCCCCCACTCCGGCAAGCGCACCGCCGCCCGCCCGCATGGCCACCAACCCGGTGACCGGCAAGACGACGGGCTTCACGTCTGGCAGCAAGACCGGCACGACCATGACCAAGGCCGGTAAGGCCTTCAAGACGGCCGAGAGCGCCTATCAGCGTCAGCAACGCATGGCGTTGGAGAAGATGGGTGTTGCTGGCCCTCGCGGCGGCGCTAGCAAGACCAGCAGCAGCGCTGGCGGTATGCGCAGCACGGGCGGCGGTTCGCGTAGCTCTGGCGGCGGCGCCGTTGGCAGCACCTCGGGAACGCGCGGCTATAGCTCTGGCGGCAACGTGGGCCGTGGAGACGTCGGTGCAGGACGCAGGGGCGGCGGACGGTAAATGGCTGACAACAGCGGCATCAAGGGCGCGGAAATCGTCGCAGACGGCGGGACGGACAAGGCTGACCTGCTCGCCACCATGCGCTCGCGCTTTACCATGGCCATCTCGGCCTATGGTGAGAGCCGTGAAGATGAGCTTGACGACCTGCGCTTCATGGCAGGTTCGCCCGACAACCAGTGGCAGTGGCCAGCCGACGTGCTGGCGACCCGCGGTTCCGTGCAGGGCCAGACCATCAACGCGCGTCCGTGCCTGACCATCAACAAGCTGCCGCAGCACGTCCGGCAGGTGACCAACCAGCAGCGGCAGAACCGGCCGTCTGGCAAGGTAATCCCGGCCGACGACAACGCCGACGTGGCGGTCGCAGAGGTGTTCGACGGCATCATCCGGCACATCGAGTACATGTCCGACGCCGACGTGGCCTACGACACCGCCTGCGACAACCAGGTGACCTACGGCGAGGGCTACATCCGCATCTTGACCGAGTACGCCCGCGAGGACAGCTTCGACCAAGACTTGCGCATCGGGCGCATCCGCAACGCCTTCAGCGTCTACATGGACCCGACGATCCAAGACCCCTGCGGGTCCGACGCCCAGTGGTGCTTCATCACTGAGGACATCGTCAAGGCCGACTACGAGCGCATGTTTCCTGATGCGGCGCCCATCTCGTCCATCCTGACCCGTGGCATTGGCGACCAGTCGCTCTCCATGTGGCTGTCGGAGAACACCATCCGCATCGCGGAGTACTTCTACATCGACCACAAGAAGGAGACGTTGCACCTCTATCCGGGCAACGTCACGGCCTTCAAGAACACGCCGCAGGACCAGAACCTTGCGGCCATGTTCGGCAAGCCCCTGCGCACCCGCGTCGTGGACCGCCGCCGCGTCATGTGGCTCAAGACCAACGGCTACGAGGTGCTTGAAGAGCGCGAATGGGCGGGCAAGTACATCCCCGTCGTCCGCGTCGTCGGCAACGAGTTTGAGGTCGATGGCCGCCTCTACGTCTCCGGCCTTGTGCGCAACGCCAAGGACGCGCAGCGCATGTACAACTACTGGGTCAGTCAGGAAGCCGAAATGCTGGCTCTGGCCCCCAAGGCACCCTTCATTGGCTATGGCGGCCAGTTTGAGGGATACGAGATGCAGTGGAAGACGGCCAACACCAACAACTGGCCGTACCTCGAAGTGAACCCGGATGTGACAGACGGCGCGGGCAATGTCCTGCCTCTCCCGCAGCGTGCGCAGCCGCCGCTGGCACAGACGG